CAAGGGCATCACAGTATTAGACTCTGAATTGACGTTTGTCAACTCAAGAAGAAATCGCATTAACCGAGCGACCTGTGTCCATTTAAATACTTAAAATAACGGGCTTGGAAGATTGTTCTAATTCTTGTCCTTTTCAAACCATTTAAATAGAATCGGAGATGCTCCTTTATGGAGTACCGGTCTACTACTTGGTATGAATTTGACTTTAGAATGATTAGTCAGTGGGCAGTATAGAAACTTAAGGTTTAACCTTGCAGTTGTCATACTATCCATATGATAGAACCATCTGATAGCCATGGCTGTGTTTATCTTCAAGTGTCTTCTCTTTGTTTTAAGAAAGAAAAGGTCCACTGATGCAGTTCGCACTCTTTTGAAATAGTCTATCTGGGTTTTGTGATCATCTGTAATAGATGGCCTAAAGCCAAGTCCTCGATCTAAATTTTGTTCGAGAATACTTGAACACACGTCCTGGTAGGCACTTACAATTGGGTGGTATATGCGCATTGATGCTTTATGTTGCACTCTGAAATTCTTGTCTGGTAAGAGGTCGTTGGAACAACCTATACCGTGTTTCTCTAATATAGAGCGTAACTCACTAACTTTAGTGATTACGTCCTTGAATGGATCTAAGGGATCAAACCCTGTATCCTTATTAGTGAAAAAGGAAAGACCAATCGCAGCTTGTGCTATGATATGTGAGCGTAATCCCAAAAGGGCCCGCTCTCTATCAAAGAGACACCAAGGAAAGGAGTTAAATCCATTCACCAGTTGTCTAAAGCCGAAGATTATGTCAAGAAGGAATGTTTTCTTAGAAAACACTTTCGTCTCCTTAACCCAAGTTTCCAAGATAGAAATCGGAATTGCCCATCTCTGAGTTAGATGCTCTAAAAGGCCTGGGAGATTATATAATGAATCTCTTACGGCTAATATAGCATTTAAACTTATAGGTGACAACTCGGTCCCGTTCATGAAAATTCTTTTACAGAATTCTCCTACGTTGACTCCGTCAATCACTGTTGTAATGGACTTGTTCTTATTTATAGGAACTTCCATTTTATGGAGAAGCTCCTGATAGTTGATTGCTACGCGACTATTCCAAATAGTTACGTCATCACCCAGAATTGAATAATCCTTAAAGGAAAACAATTCGTAATTCCTCTTAAGTTTAGGATCAAGGTTAGT